TTCCTCATGCAACCACAGTACAGAGGTCCTGGGACTAAGTCAAGCCCCCTCTCTTGCGATGTTGTATCGTGCTGGTTGGAGGTACGACATGAGCCTGGAAGACCTGAAGGCAGACGCCCTGCGCCGCAGCTCCGAGTGTGCAGCGCGCGACGCCATGATCGACGCCGAGGCAGCGCGCCTCGTGGCGTTGAAGGTGGAGCGCGAGCTGTCCAAGTTTACGACCGAAGAGAAGACCGCGTTCCTGGAGGCCCTGGAGCAGCACGGCAACATCTCCCGCGCGTGCCGCTCGTGCGGCATCTCGCGCCGCACAGCGAACGTCGCACGGAGCAAGGATCCGCTGTTCGCCGACGCGTGGCACGAGATCTTGGAGGCCAAGGTCGACGACGTCGCCGGCGTGCTGTACCAGCAGTGCATGGACCCCAGCTCGGCGAACACGGTCGCCCGCATCTTCTACCTGAAGTCCATGCGTCGCGAGCAGTACGGCGAGCACGTACGCGTCGACCACGGCCACCGCGTGGAGCTGGAGGTCGTGCTGCTGCCTCCCGAGCGGTCGCGCCTCGGCGCCGGCGTTGTGGAAGCTGAGGTCGTCGACGCTGAAGTTCTTGGCGAACCGGACAGTGATCAGAGCGCATCCATTGGATGAGGTGAGCTATATCCCCGGTGTGTGCTAGCCACACACACGTGGAGCGCAGGGCACAGCGGGCGGGGGCGCACTGCCACGTGCAGCCACGCCGCAAAAGGCGCTGCCCTCTGCTGCGCTGCGCAGTGCGCACAGCACGCAGGCCAACAGATGTTGACCTCATCGTTCTATCCTGTTTGGAATCAATGTGTTGCGTGCGCTGAGCTGCGATCAGAGCCCGCTGCTGCGGCGGGCGAGGCGCGCCGATGGGGGGAGGGGGGCGCGTCCCCCCGCGCGGGTCATTCAGTAGGCCCTGTGCGCTCCACACCCGGCTGCGCCAAAAAGGGTCGACTAAGTCGTTACGTTTCCTCGGTCACCGTTGACATTCCCCGAGGAATCGTAATATCCTGCCCTCAGGACGGAGCACCGGGCATGTCGCCCACAGCCCCACAACCACAAGGAGGCCCCATGCTGGTTGTGAAGTGTGACGTGTGCAAGCAAGCCATCGAAGAGGACATGGACATCCTGGAGATCAGGCAGGGCACCGCCGGCGCCGGTCCGACCGACGTCACCACCGCCCACGTGTGCAAGGCCTGCCAGGAGAAGCTGGGCATCGGAGAGTACCTCCACAAGCTGCGCAGCGCCGGGTTCCGAAGCCAGAACGTACGGAAGGACGTACGTTCAGAGATCGCTCAACCTGACGGGACACCCATCCCGGTCGACCCGCGCTTCATCAAGCGCATCCAGGGAAGGAGCTGACCATGGCCGAGACCAAGAAGAACTGGACCGAGATCCCCGGACCGTACCCCCGCAAGGCGTGCCTGGAGGCCTACAACAAGGCGTCGAGGTGCATGTACGACTACTTCCCGGCGTCGAACGCGGACGAGGCCTGCGAGGCCATCATCCGTGAGGTGCGGGCGGTGCTGAAGGCCAAGAGCCTGGAGGAGGCGGTGGCGTTCCTGGAGGGCGACGCGAACCAGCTCAACGAGGACACCGTCTTCGACGTGTGGGCGTCGGACTGGAAGCTCAGCTACACCGCCGCCGCCATGATCAAGCGGGTGCGCGCCGTGTGGCGCCAGATGATGGGACTGGAGGCCGTGTGATGAAGGCCTGCCTGCACTTCGACCTGAAGGACGACGAGGACCACAACGACTTCGAGCTGATGCTCAAGTCGCAGGACTGGAAGGAAGCGTTCCAGGCCGTCTGGAAGTACGTCCGAGACCAGCTCGAGTACTACTCCGAGGCGCACACCAAGGAGTGGGCAGAGACCGTCGCGACCGTGAAGGAGAAGATCACCGAGATCGCAACCGAGTACGACGTGGAGGTGTGGTGATGGGCATCTTCGACGAGTACGAGAAGTACATCAACATGTTCCTGTCTCAGCAGTCGGCCAACATCTTTGGCGAGGGAGGCTACGCGCCGAAGCCGATCGCGGAAGACCCGATCGCCAAGCAGAAGGAAGACGCCCTGAAGGACATGGCCAACTGGTTCCAGAGGGCGGCGGTGGGTCAGGTGATCCACAACTTCCACAACGGTCCGGTGAGCAACGAGCGGCCGACCGGGCCGCACCCGGACTACACCAAGAGGTCGAGCACGTCGTTCGACCTGCACGACGACGTCCACGGCCCGACGTTCCACGTCAGGACCACCGTCTCGCTCAGCGACACTGCGGCGAGGATCGCCAAGAACTGGGACTCGCTGTCGCTGCAACTGAAGACCGACGCGTTCGAGCGGCACGCTCTGAGCTGCGCCTACCAGATCCTGTACTCCGTCGGGGCGAAGGGCACCTTCGCGAAGGTTGAGGACTGCCCGACCTGTGGCACCAAGAGGGTGATCGGCAACACGTGCCCGGAGCAGGGGTCGGGGTTCGTTGAGCGGGTCGGACGGCTCCCGAACTACGACTACGACAAGTGGCGCCTGCTGTACTGCTCGGACCGGCTGATTCGGTTCATCAAGGTGAACGACCGCGAGTCGTACTGGAGCAGCCAGTTCAAGCTCGTGATCGACAGCGCCGGCGGCATCAGGAACGGAGAGGGCGGCAGGCCGTACTACTGGCGGCTCGACCCGCGCCCGTGGTACCGCAAATGAAAGGGCCGAGCTGGAACAGGTCGGAGAAGGAGCGCAAGCAGGACGAGTGGAAGGAGCACTTCATCGAGGAGTTCGGGTGGGACGCCTACGCTTTCTTGAAGCGCGTCCACCCCGTCGTTGACGTGCTCGTGTTCGAGCCGGCCGAGACCGTGGATGCCGAGGTGGTGGGTGACTGACCAGCTCGTCACCGTGCTCGCTGAAGCGGCTCCGTCAGACGGGTACTCTCAGGCGTACGAATGGCGCTGCCCGCACTGCGACGTCAAGTGCTTCGGAGAGCGATGCGCGTGGGGCTTCAGGTACAGGCACTACGTCCATCGCTGTGCGTACTGCGACCACGAGTACGTCGTGCGGCGCGAGAGCTACAACGAGACGATGGATCGCCTGTATCCGAACTTGAAAGACGTGAGGGCGATCATCGAGCGGGTCATGGGGGCAGATCGTGGCGATACAAGAAAGAACTTGTAAGAAGTGCGGGCACCACTTCTTGCTCTGGCGGCAGTTCATGAAGGACCTGCCGAAGCGACCGTCGTGCCCACAGTGTGGAAGCAGGGCCACCAAGCCAGAGATCGTCGGCCGGCTTGCGGTACACTTCAAGGGGCCTGGGTGGACGCCCAAGAGCGGTCAGGTCAAGGACCTCCGCGACATCAAGGGCATGGACGACCCCAAGCTGGCGGCGGCGATGGAGGACTGATGGACGGGAAGAACGTAGGCCACGATGAGGCCACGACAGCTCTTTCGGAGACGGGGGCGAACGCGCCCCCGTTTTTTGTTGCTGCGATGGCCAAGTCAGTGACGTGTGAGAAGTGCGGCTGTGAGGTGATCCCACCTGGGCGCCTGACCATGTTCGATGGTATGGTGTCCAGGACGTGGTGCGACTGCATCACGGAGCAGGAGATGAACGATCTGGCGGTCCAGTTCGAGGCGCTCTGGCGCATGTGGACTGGGAGCCCGAAGGTGATGCAAGCGTGAACGACGAACGGGTACAGAAGATCAAGCTGAGCGTGGGGAGCACCCCACCGCAGAGCGAGTTCTGGCAAAACGACCGAAGGTTTCGGGCCTTCGTGGGCGGGGTCGGGTCGGGGAAGACCTATGCTGGCGTCCTCGAGATCCTTCGTCAGCCTCCTGGTTCGCGCGGCGCTGTCATCGCGCCGACCTACAGGATGCTCATGGACGCTACTCTTGACACCCTGATGAAGATCTTTCAGCAGGCGAACCTGATCGGGGAGTGGATCAAGAGTGAGATGAGGTTGATCACGTCGCACGGGACAGACATCATCTTCCGCTCAGGTGATGACCCGGAGAAGCTGCGTGGTCCCAACCTCGGCTGGTTCTTCCTGGACGAGGCGGCGATGATGCCGGAGCTGGTGTGGGACATCATGATCGGCCGGCTCCGTCTCGACCCAGGTCGCGCGTGGTGTACGACGACTCCGAAGGGTATGAACTGGCTGCACCGCCTGTTCGTCACGGAGAAGCGCGAGGACTATTCGCTCGTCCAGTGCTCGTCGCACTCCAACCAGTTCCTCCCCGAGTACTTCATCAAGTCACTCGAGTCGAAGTACAAGGGGGCCTGGAAGGACCAGGAGCTGATGGGGCAGTTCGTCGATTGGGTAAACTCTCCGGCGTACGAGGAGTTCCATCGCTCGCTCCACGTGCGGAAGAATCTCATGGAGGAATACCGTGACCGACTCCCTCTCAAGCTCTGCTGCGACTTCAATGCCCGCTGTATGGTTTGGCCTGTTGTACAGGTCAACGGCAGGACGCCACGTGTTCTTGTGGAGATCGCGCAGGTTGGGCGAACGTCCATTCCCCAAATGGTCAAGGAGTTCAGGCTCGCGTTTCCGAATCACTCTGGAGGTGTTCAGGTTTTCGGTGACGCTACTGGCATCGGTCTGGCTGCGCAGACCGGGCAAACGTCGTTCGACGCCATCGTAGAAGCGTTCCGTGGGTACAGCTCGTACGTCGAGCTGATGGTCCCGAAGACAAACCCTACGGTTCGCTCTCGCGTCAACTCCATGAATTCGGTCCTGCGTGGCACCGGCGAGTGGGAGCCGCTCATGATCGACGAGAAGTGCGAGATGCTGATCCGCGACTTCGCGTTCGTGGAGTGGGACGAGCGTGGCACCGGGCTCCTCAAGATCTCCGACCTGAACGACGAGCGGAGCACCCTGACGCACGCCACGGACGCGCTCGGGTACTGGGCGGCGATCGACATCCCGTCGTCCAACGTCTACATCTCGAAGAACGACGACAACTACATGGAGCTGCCGAGGGAGAACGAGGCCAGGAGGCAGTGGATGAGCGAGCTGCACGGGAAGAGAGCTTCCGGCGCCGGCTTGACGGGCCTCGATTTGGAGTAGCGTGCGCAACCCCAGCTCCTGTGGACCGGGGGCTGCACTTGCGCATGCGAGGTAGAATGTGCGAGTCTATGGACTGGAGTCACCAAGGAGGACATGATGTCAGACTACCCAGAGAGCAAGGCAACGAAGAAGGTCAACCCGAGAGACAGGGTGTTCCTCTTCGACTACAGCGTGGATACAGATCTCACGGCGGCGATCAACAAGGAGCACCTCGACATCTGCGGGCTCCGGTTCCCGGCCAGCTTCGAGGGGACGGCCGTGACCTTCCTCGAGTCGGACACCGAGGCCGGCGCGTACAACGCGGTCTGGTGGGAGGGGGCGCTGTTCACACTCGTGTGTGCAGCGGACAAGACCGTGATGTTCGACCCGGCGAAACTCTCCGGCTTGAAGTGGCTGAAGCTGACATGCGCTCCTGTCGTCGCCGCTGACCGGATCGTGACCCCGATCTATCGCGATTTCTCTGGCTGATGTCCGAGCACCTTCCGTTCATGTCGCCCAGTCCTTGGGCGCTGTCTTCTCGTAGGGGGGATAACATCATCCCCAACGCCTACTTCGACGGCAACTTCTTTGGCGACGACGTGACCTACACGAGCAACCAGAGGATCTTGGAAGTCCACACCGACAAGTTCGAGCACGGTTACTGGATGAGCGCTGGCGAAAAGACGGAGATGACGAACGAGTGGATTAAGGTCACCCATCCGACCTATGGTGCGCACCAGACGAACATCTCGACGCCAGGTTCGTGGACGGGGTACTACATCGTCAAGTGTGGACGGTATGTACCGTCTGCTGCAAGGCAAGGTCTGACTACGAACACCGTAGATTTCTCAACCCTCTACAACGGGATGCGCGGGTTCCTTTGGAACTATTGGACGAACAGCAACTCATCGGACCAGCAAAACTTCCATATCGCTGAGAGGCCAACAGTTGGGAGTTCCGGTGGCAATGGAGCCATCTATGTCTCCATTGACCGTAACCACACGAACAAATGGAGGCTTTGGGTCAACGATGGTGACGGTGTCGATACAGACGACTACCTCGCTGGGGTCCCAACTACTGAGGGCGATAGCTGCGCCGTCCAATGGGAGTTCGTGAAGGGTAGCCACGTCATCGTCAAGCTGTACCACCTCAACGCCAACGCGCTGAAGTTTGACGACTTCGAGCTTCCGACGTGGCCCATCGCGGAAACTGGCTACTACGCGAAGAAGACGTTGACGGCTTCCCCGCTTGACCAGCTCGTCCCGATCAGTCCACTGGTCGTTTCGGCTTCATCTGTCGATAGTTCCAATGGCCGCATCGGGAGGTTCGCGTTCGAGTTGCGTGGCATCGGGAACGAGTGGAGCAACCTCGTATGAACTGGACGGTTGGCCCAGACCCATCCGTGGTCAGATCTCGGAAGACGCCAGACTGGAGTCGGTCTCTGGAGCTTGTGACCACGCTGACGAATCCAGTCAGCGGGACGCAGTACGAGTCGGCCGCTGATTCGAGGTACGTGCTGACGTTCACCTACGACCCGCTCCACTGGATAGAGTTCTACTACCGCTACCAGAACAACAGCAACTGCTTCCTGGTCAAGCAAGACTCGGACACCGGAGACCTCTACATCAACAAGGTGATTGCTGGGTCGCCGACCATCCTGTTTTACGAGCCGGCGTTTTTCAAGGAAGACCCCTATGAGATCATCGTCGAGGCACACGGACAGAACCACACGTTCGTCATCAACGGCGCGCTCGTGTTTGCCAGGACCGATCCGATGCTCCCGACAGAGGCTGGGCTGAGGATCTACGATGACTACGTGACCGACGTTGTGCTCAAGGTATACTCGTAGAGGAGATTGGCATGGAAGACACCACGGAACGAACAGAAATCGAGTTCGAGGAACAGCCGCTCGACATCAGGCTGGATCCAGACAACCCGAACGGACTGCACGCGAAGCTGCTCCAGGACCTCATCACCATCATCCGTGATGCGGACGAGCACGTTCGCAACCGCTACGAGGACTGGGACGAGGTCGACAAGTACAACCGTCTGTACCTCGACCTATCAGCGAAGGCCGTGAAGGGTGACAAGACCAGAGACCCGGACAAGAAGGAGATGCCGTTCAAGGGCAGCGTCGCCGTTCCCCTGATCTACCACATCATCCAGACCCGCCTCGCCCACAACTACAACATGCTCACGTCGATGGACCCGTTTGTCCACCTCGAGAGCTACAGCTCGGACGGTTTTCGCAAGTCTCGACTCATGGAAGCGAGGCTCGGGAAAGACGTTCGCGACACCAAGAACGACATCCACATCTGGCAGGCCCTGTACGACGTCGAGCGCTACGGCATCTGCATGTGGAAGCTCGGGTGGGTCGAGTCGTTCGAGATCGTGCCGGCGTGGCAGGCCTACAACCCGCAGGAGCTGTTCATGCGCGGCATCCCTCCGGACGAGCCGGTCGAGCGCGTACGCACTCAGGGCAACAGGTGGGAGACTGTCGACCCTAGGAACATGATCCTTGACCCAGCCGTCCCGAGTTCTCAGTGGTACAACATGGAGTACATCGGTGACGTGGCCTACATCTCGTGGCTCGACCTCGACTCTGCGCGCTACGAGCGCCGTCAGGGTCCGTACATCAACGTCGACAAGGCGCGCGAGCTGACTCGTCAGGAGTACAACCGGCGCAAGGACGACGGGAGGTGGATGGAAGGGACCTACAGCTACAAGTCGAAGGACCCGTACCCCGTCATCGAGCTTGCCAACATCCAACGGAAGCTCATCCCGGCCGAGTACGGGCTCAGTCCTGCCACCGAGCAGGAGATCTGGCAGTTCGCGGTAGCCAACGAGCACGTCATCGTTCGTGCGCACAAGCTCGAGCAGGGCAAGGGGCGCCAGTTCACCTACTTCACGGCTCACGGTGACCTCGACATGCACGCTCCGTGGGTTCCGAGCACCGGACAACTGCTCCTTGGGCTCCAGAGGTTCGACAACTGGATCATCAACTCGCACGTCACGAACACGAAAAAGTCCGTGAACGACCAGATGGTCATCAACGACGACCTGATCAACAAGTCTGACCTCGCAAACCCATCACCTGGGCGCATCAT